AGCTTGAATTATGTTTGCACCTAAAGTTTTAACATAATTCCAATTTGGACGGTTTGAAAGATTTGGAATTTTTAATTTATTTGTTTGGTAACCGTACATGTCAAAATAAGTGTCTAACCTTTGTGCATATTCATTTTTTATTGAATAACGTGTAAATGCGTCTTTATTCATATAACCAAAACCAAGAAGTCCTGCATTTGTTCCCATGTTACTTGAATTTGGAAGCATTTGTTGTTTTTCTTTTTCAAGCATTACATTTTTAATAGCAAAATCGTGTTGATCTTTATTTTGTGCCATTTGCATAGGAATTGAAGCAAGTCCAAGAAGTCCTGAACTATAATTTCCTGTAACTGCACCCCCTAAAATTCCACCGAATGAACCAAGTGCAGACATCATTGCATTATTATTTGCCCAAGTAGTTTGATTTTCAATTTTTGAGACATTAAGATCAACTAGATTTGAATTTTGTGCAATCCAATTCGAAAAGAAATCCGTAGTCCAAGCAATATTTGGGTAACCTGTAATTCTTGCACATTCTGAAATATTAACACCGTGGTACACCTTTAAAATCAACAGGAATAAATGTAGGTGAAGGATTTGGATTGATTTCACAAATTAATTTGAATTTTGGGTGTCCATTTGCAAAATCTTCATATCTAAAAACTTTTGATTCACCATTTGTTGGTGTAAATCCTAAATATTGAAATGGGTAATTCCATAACTTTTTATTACGTGGACGGTAACCATTTAATCCTGTTGGGGCGTCACCCAAATCAATATCAACTGCAGTACTCATAAAAACTGAAGGAATCCAATAACTAAAATCTGAATTTACATCATCATAAGTTGAAAGTGGCATGTTATTAAGTCCATTTATTGCACATGAAGGAACTGTGAAAACTGCTTTTATATCATTTCCATGTCCATTTACATTTATTAGTTTAATAATTCCAAGAACTTGTGAACCTGAACATATACAATAAAATAAACCTGAAGCAATATTGTTAACAATAACACCTTGATAAGGAAAAGTTCCTGCGTCCAATCCGTCATCAGCAGGATTCCTTGCATACGCAATGACATAAACATGTGAAAGTCCGAGGAATAGTAGTTTGAACATTTTCAACATATTCCCCACATTCCAAGCCTTCATTTAATAAGTTTGAACCTATTAAATCATCTGAAACATTAACCATTTCACGTTCAATCCATGAAGCTTTATAATCAACATCAAATTGATAAGTTTGAAACACGTCCGTTTTAATATAAACTTTAGTTGAATTTGGTGAAAGCCATTCCATTTTAACAATGAAAGCATAAAACCATTTTGTAGAAAAATTTTCATTTTGGTACATGCAATAATTGAAGTGCATTAAATTGTCAAAATTGTCATTTACTACTACATAACCGTCTTTTCTAACATAAGTAATGTTATCATATTGTCTTTGATCCGTTTGGAATCTGAACCATTGAAATTGTGCATTTGCATTTGCAAAAGATAAAACATTTTTCTGATCAATTTCAATTGGTAAATTTAATAAAACGATTTCGTTTTGAGGTGTGATAACCATAACTTTTTATTTCCTTTCTTAAAAATAGGGAAGGAAGATTTTTAACTTCCTTCCCTTCAGGAGAAAAAATTTTGAAAAAAGAAAATGCTTTTTTCTTTGTCATTTGTATTTTATAAATTTTTCTTTAGTAAACTAAACATCAACAGTAACAGCTAAAGTTCCTGTAACTTCTCCAACAGTTGCAGTAATGTTTGCACTTCCGTCTGCAACAGGTGTTATTGTTATAACCTTGTTTTGTGAATCCTTTTTAGCAACTGTTGCATAACTTGAAGCACTTGAAGCATAAGTTATACTTGCATTTGCTGAATAAGGTGTTGTTACAACTTCAACATCAGTTGCTTTTGTAATTGTTATTGAAGTTTTTTCTTCACCGTCAACCAAGAATTTGAAAGCAGTTGGATTAACAGTTGCTTCAGTTGTTGCAAAAACAACTGCATTTGCAAACAATGAAAATTCATACATCTTAATGTTATTTAAGAAATATTGCATTGCTCTATTATTTGCATTATAACCGTTTTCCATGAATTGATCAACAGGTTTAATTTTGAACCAATTCCTATCAGCAATCATTCCGAAGATATTTGAACCGTCAAATATTTTATTTCCTTCATCATCATAAACATCAAATGAATCAACAGGGTAAATGTTTCCAAGTAAAACTGCTTTATCAATTTGGAAAGCATTTGCAAGAACTTCAACGTCCATATAAGCACGAACATCATTTCTAATTAAAATAACAATATCTTCAGGTGCAGTCCATGTTGTTATTGGACGTCCTGAACCACCAACTTTTGACCATGCGTTATATGAAGTTGTAGGCATTTGGAAGTTCAAGAATAATTCTCTTGCTTTAACAGTAAATGCTTTTGCAAGATCAATACTTGTTAATGGTGAACTAACTGTTTCAACATTTACAAGATTTCCTTTGTATGCACTTGAAACAAGTGCTTTTGTCCACTTAAATTCATCAATATACATTCCATTGTATAGTGAATTTGTTAAGCCTGTAATGAAAGCATCTAAGTTCTCCCATGAAACAAATGCTTCTTTTAATTTAGTTCTAATAACTGTTAATGGGTATTGAATATCCATGTTTTTGATTAAATATTGAACTTTAACATCTGCTTCATATTTTTGTAATATTCCTGCGAAATCATCAGGATTATATTGACGTCCTCTAGCAGGATTTACATAAATTTCTTGACCTGCATAACCTAGTGGCATAACATTTCCTTCAAGTCCTCTTAAAGGATTATTAAATGTTTTTGTAACAATTTGTGTGTAAACTATTCTATTGATTAATGCGTTACAAAATTCATTGTAAACTTCAGGAACTGTTAGAACAGGTTGTGCTAGTGCTGAAATATCGGTGTCATCTTCCAAAATTGGAATATACTGATGATAAATATCAGGAATAAATTGTCTGATTTTGTTTAAAGAATTTTTCAAGCCTTTTGGTAACATATTTTTAATTCCTTTCTTTTATTATATTTATTTCAGGAAATTTCCCTTCTTATCGAAGCAATCTTCCCATGAAATCTTTTCTTCAACTTCTTCAGAATCCGTTTTTGTTTTGGTATTCAAAACCTGTGTTTGAACTGAAGAAGTTCCAACTTGTTGAAGCAAACTTGAATTTGCTGAAACAAGTTTTGTGTTTAATTCGTCTTTTTCTCTAATTGAATTATCACGTTTTGTGATTTCTTCATTCATTGAGATATTGTCAGAAATTAAGGTTGCAAGATCATCTGAAATTATTGCTGAATTTTCTTTTCCTAACTTTTCTTGCATTTTCCCAACAAAAGTTTTAAAATCTTCATTTTTCATTTTTTCTTTTCCCTTCTATTATATTATATATTTAATTATTTTTTAAGTCAATCTTATTTTCTTTGAATATAACCATTTCCAAGCTGAAGTTCCACCAAGAATTATTTTCTTCCAATAATCAATTCTTGAAAGTAAATCACCAAGTGTTAATGTGTTATAAATATAGTTTTCAATCCATTTTTGTGCTAAATATGAAGTGTCATAATCAGACTTTAGAAAATCTTCAAGTGTGAAATTTGAATCATTCCAACCAAGGTTATATTTTGTGAACCATTCAACCCTTCCTAGTGAATTGTCAATTACTGAAGGATCTTGATAATCCCATACGAACTCACTATTTGAAAATACCCAATCAGTAAATTCCCATTTTCTCCAACCAAGCAAACCATAGCCTGCTTCATCAGTTCCTGAAGCCCAAAATCCGTGGATTTAATGTTGAAATAAGATCCATTGCAGATATTACAACAATTATTGGATTAATTGTAAAATCTTTATCAAGGAAATATTCTTTAATATAACGTGCATTTTCTTGTCTTTGTGCTTCATTTAATGTGTTAGTATATGCATAAAGTGTACCATAATAATCTTCAAACCTAGAATAACGAAGTTCGACAGGTCCAACAGGTGCAGGACCAATTGGTCCGTGGTGGAATTATTCCACCCATATATTGTTTCCAAGCTAACGCATAACTCATTCTTGATTGATAATGATTAATTGAAGGATCATACGAAGGACGTTCATAACCTGCCATGAACATAATAGCTAACTTGTCAGCAGTCCACCCCATAGAATTTGAAATAAACTGCCCACCTGTAATTCCTATCATATCAGAGGTTGCACCTGAATTATAGTAATTTGAAATAAAAGCTGAAGTTGTGTACCATTCACGAATTGAACTTGATCCTACAATTTCTTGAATAACAACTTGACATTGATTATCACCGTTATTATAATCGCTTATTCCTAAACTTGAGGCGTGATTTATTAAGCTTGATTTAGGCGT